TATATGTTTCACCAGTCTTATTTATATTTAGGCTCGGTGCTTTAGCTTCAAATACTGAGCCTTGTTCGTTGAATGTAAAGCTCTCAACCTCAAGTGTTATTACAAATAATGGTGCAGTTAAAACGTCTGACCTGTATGTTCGATATATCAAGACTGGCTTTTCACCGAACCCATCTGCTGTTGCAACTGCATCTAGTTCTGTTGGCAGTATCTCACCTAAATCACCTAAAGTTATTGTAAATGATTGATCTAGATTCTCTCTCGTTTCACCTGCATCAATAGCTAATGGGTAATATGTAAAAGCAACACTTGCACCGCCCTCCGTTGTAGCTGTAATCCCATTTGTTGCATTTCTTACTACTCTGTAAGTCTGTGTAAAGTCACTATGCGATAATTCTATAGTTTCTAGCTGTACTATATTACTATCACTATTTAGATAAAATTCGGTATAATTAGACATTTAAATAACTCGGAAAGTCGGTGTTTATTATTATATCTATATCATTTTCATCTGGTGGGAACAAGGTCGCATAGTTTTCGCCGTACTCAGGATATAAGACTAATGCAATCAAATCGGCATCTGTATCTCTTGCTTTAGCATTTAATTCTAATTGTGCCTGTACGTTAAAGAAGCCATCTGCATATCGAGATGTAGATATGCTGTCTGAAATTATGCGTGCGTCATATTCTTCTAGTGTTCCGTAGTTTATAGCCAAGTCAATTTTAAAGCTTGTTGTTCCTGCACTTGTAGTAAGCTTATAAAACTCTCTAAAGTCTGCATATTCAGTTGTATTTAATATCCAACTAACATTTGCTATAGTACCTGCATCAATAATATCTTTCCTGTATCTGCTTGTACCACCTTCCAGTGGTATAGCTATAGTTTCTTGTCGTGTATCTATACTATAGGAAGCTTGGTTAGGTATATAATTAAGCTTGTAGGGCGTGCTAGGTGTTCCTGATGCAGTTAATGGCTTTGACTTTAGCTCTAAACTAGCTCTTACAACATAATCTGTACCACTTACTGCACTTGTGCTTATGCTATCATCAAGGAAGTATGCTGTATATTCTTCTAGTGCTGTACCATCTATTGCTAGATCAATCTCAAAAGGCAATGAACCACTTTTTGTATAAGTTGCATAAAATGCTTTGAAGTAGTCGTAACCACCTGCATCATATGTCCACTGTACCTGTACTACTACACTTGGGTTTTTTATTGTTTGTCTATACTTACCAAGGCCGCCCTGTAAGACTGCTCCTATAGTTTCTGCACGCTCTGTAAAACTGTAACTTGCGCTGTCGGGTGCAATAGCAAACTTAGTCATAACTTAACGCCTACGTTGTGTATTTGTGTTGTTAGCTAATGTTTTACTTACCCTACCGTTCGGATTTGATATGTCTGATGCTATAACTCTAGGTGCTTCACGCTGTACTGTTTGTGTTGCTACTTCTCTAGCAATGATACGTACATCTGTTTCGCTTATCTTTTGCACGCTAATATTAGAACTACCATAGTTCTCAACAGTAACATTTAGCTGACCACTACCCATTGAACTATTAGGTGTTATTCTGCCCATTCTATTACTTGGCATTGTAAGCATTTCTGGCCCACGCTCACCAACTAAATAGCTTTCACCACCGCGCACCTGTCCACCTAATGCACGACCTGAAGCTCCTGCGTTGCTTTTACTTTTTACACTAGCTAAGTAACCTGCTGTAGCACCTATAAAGGCCGCCGCCGCTAATGGTGCTATTTTCCAACCTATTAATGGGATTGCCGCCGCCGAACTTGCCGCGTTTATACTACCTTCCGCTACCTTTGCCGTTGCGTTTGATATTGTTGTAGCCGCGCTAGTTGCCGCCGCTGTTTTTTGTAATGCCTGTCCAACTACAAAATGCTGTAGTCTTTGTGCCGCCATTTGACCTAATGCAGATAGTTGGTCACGCGCCATAGCTTCAAATACACCGCTAATAGCACCTTTAATACCTTGACCATCCATAATTATATTCTCAAAGGCTCTACTAAATCCTTGCTCGAATGTATTTATACCTGCGCCAGTTATATCATTGAAGCTTATCATTGCCTCAGTAGATTGCTTTAGCCATTCTGTCCAATATAGTTGATTGGCATTTAATTTATCTTCATTTGAATTACCTGATCGTGCTTCAATTTCTGCTATGGCTTGTTCTATCTTCAATGCCGCTTCTGTTCGCATTTTTAAAAGTGCCGCGCTGTATATTTGTTCAGCTTCAAGCTTACGCCTGTTAGCTATTAAGACACTAATTACTTCTGCATCTTGCAACTCATTTATTGCTTCTAAGCGTCTAGTATATTCAGCAGTCAATAATTCTGTTTGCGTCATACTAGATTTTTTTAGTTGCTCTAGTAGTTTTATATTTTCGCTTTTACGTCTTTCAGTTGACTGTTTTGCTTTCTTATCTTTATCAGCCTCTATCTTTAGTTCTTCTCTCTTTACTTCATTCTTTTTCATTAGTGCTATTATTTGCTCGCGCTGTGATGCGTTAAATGTCGTACTAAGTTGTAATGCTAGGTCTTGCTCGTCATTTAATAATGCGTTTTGTACCATTAACTGTTTAAGCTTCTTGTCAAAATCAGATATTTCTTCTTTACGTGCTCTTGCAGTTACTTTAACATTTTTTGTCTTTTTCTTCGCTGACGCTTCTTCAAGTGTGTTACTAACATTTAGTATTCTATTTGCAGTTTCAGTTGCTTTGACAACTTGTATTATTTCATCAAATAGCTTTGTAAATTCAGGTGTAACTTTTTCTGTAGCGGCTATTTCTTTTAGATAACTTACTAATGCTAGTTCGGATCCCTTTGTTCCTGACTGTAGTGCTACTATATGATCGTCTAATTTTTCTAGTTTTTTACCTGCTACACCAAATATTGCCACTGGGCGTGAATACCTACCTGTTGTAACTGTTAGTTTATCTGTTAATTTAATTAACTTTTCTGTGCCTTGACTTGCTACTTCAAAAGCTCTTAACTTTGCTATTTCTGCTTGCGCCTCTGCTATTGGCTTCATTTGCTTGTGTAGCTCAATGAGCGATGTTGAAAATTCTGCTACACCTATCTCATTTAAAGTAAAAGCACTTGCTAGTTCTTCACTGCTAGTTATGAGTTCTTCTGTAGTTTTTCCTGTATCTAGTAATACGGGTATTAGAAGTGATGTAAGTGCAGACGATACACCTATAATCGCACCTAACATTGGCGTACCCAAGACAAAGCCAATATCTGCTGACTGTTGACCAAATGCACGCATTGGGTTTTGACCACCTGCTATCTGTCCAACTAACTGTTCGATTTGTATAGCGGCAAGTCCTGCTTTTTGCCCCATGTTACCTGCGCTTCTATTCATGCGCTCTGCGGCATTTAACGCACCACCACTTGCCTGCTGTAATTGTACGGTTGCTTTAGTCGTCTGATCAATAGCCTTTTTTGCGGCTTTTTGTTTTTTAGGTGTCTTGCTAATTTCTTTGTTAAGGTTATCTATCTTTTTTGTAGTATCTTTTACACCTTTAGCTTTGACTTCAATCTCTAACGATGATTTTTCGGTGGCCATTTGCTTAACTCCTCACCCATGTGTCGGTTTAACTTTATTATTGCGTCAACTTCCCAAGGGCTTAATGTAATTCCTGTTAATCTTCCGTATGCTTCTAGCTCACTATAACTGTATTCTGGTAATTCACAAAATAACTTCCATAAATCTACTAATTCATCTCGTAATGTAGGTGCATTGAGTAAGTCTTTTGGTGTCTTACCTGTGCTTTTTTCTACCTGCTTATATGTTTCATATCGACTAATCTCTGAACCTTTTGGCTTACTGTGTATATAACTTACCCATCTGCCATAATATACAAAGTCATAAATTAGTCGCTCGTAAAATTTTCGCCATTACCTAAGAACTCAATTAACTGCCTTACAATGCTAGGTGCATTTTCATACAATTCATACGCCACTTCTTTACTGTATTTAACTTCTTTGCCATTATCTGACAAACCACGCCAATCAATAGTTGCATTTACTAATGCTTCTATATCCATAGCCTCAAAGTCTATACCTGCTTTCTCGTAGTCAAAGTCTGGTTCTTCGCTTTGCGATCTTACATTTAATAACTTACGAGTTTGCATCTTCTTCTCTTTACGCCATACCTTTGAATCCGCACCGCATATTTTAATAAAGAAGTCTGTTGGCTCACCACTTACGGGGTCGAGTATATTACACTCAGCCCCGTTATCGTGATGTTTTGCTGTCGCTAGTTTGTTAAACTCCATTACGCATCAGCCCTTGTTATTTTAATCTGTGAAGTATCTGTAGTGTCATATAACGCTACAAATTCCATACCGATTGTTATAGCACCCTCTCCTGATACATCTGGCTGACCACTGTTATACTTAACTCTTGGCAAGTCGATTGTATAAGAATTACCATCTAAATCTGTAAGCACTAATTGTATGCTTGACTCAGTTTCGTTTAAGAACTTCTCATATAAGGTTTTGTCCTCAAAGTAAGTTGTAAGCGTACCAGTTAGTCGTGACTTACCGATTGACGGGCGTTGTGTAGTTTGGCTACCAACTGCAAATAATGGCTCTATGCCGTTCTCTAGGCTCATTTCAATAGAAGTGACCGTTGCGATTGCTGAACCACCTTCTTGTATTGAACCTGTAAAACTGTCAAATGGCTTGTTTGTGCTATCTGCGGCATAGCTTGAACCTGTTATTGCGGCTGTACCGATAGATAGGTTTTTACCTACAACACCAAAAGTTGCTTCAACCATTGCATTAGGTGATACAGATAGGCTTAATGAGTTAAACTCACAACCTGTATTTCTGTGCCATTCTGGTGCGGTTAAATCAGCAAACTTACGCTCAATAGTAAATGAACGTCGTGTTGTACCTGCTTTAAGCACGTTAGTTGCCCATGTTCCGCATAATACTGCTTCTAAGATGTCATCAAAGGCTTCGTATTCTAGTTCTGCTGATACATCGCCACCGACTGACTTATTACCATGTCTAAAATCTTCTACTTGTCTGTCACCTCTAAGCTTTTCGCTCTCTATGCC